TAGCTCTAGCCCTGTCCCCTGTTCTTCTTCTTCATTCCGCGCCACGATGATTTTGGTCCTAAGTTTTTCTTGCCGTTGAGCGGGTAGGGTTTGTTCCTGCGCCGCGCTCTGGTGGGCTTTGTGTCGGAGTGGGCTGTTTGCTTTGCCATCAGGTCTCACGAAATAAAAAACGGCGGTGAGTGATCCCGTCACTCACCGCCGCGAGGTCAGTGGTAGGAGTCAACAAACCACTGCACAGGGAGGCGTCAGCCAACGCTAACACCCCCTACCGTAGAAGTCAACAGGCTCCGAAGGGTGCCGAGGNTCTGCCTCAAAGAGATACCACGCAGCATTGTCCTTCCCCGTATGGCGACTGCCGGGGATCCACTTAACGCGGCCCACGCTGATGATCTTTTTGCAGTAGATCAGGTATGGCGCGGCCTGCTTTGTGTGCATCCAGTCTGCATCAAAGAGAAGGAACGTAGGCCGAATTGCAGACAGGTGCACCAGCATCGGGTGCAGAACGTCCCTGCTCCAGGGTGGGTTGGTGATGAAGAAGTCCACGTTCCCGTCGGCATCTTCAATGTCGAACGCATCTCGTACATAGGCTCTGAACCCATGCCCGCAATTAGGGGGCTGTTCGTCATGCCCAGCAAACACGGTCAGTGGCTTTACTTTCCACGAAGGTGAGATGTCACTGGCATACTCTAGGATAGGACAGAACTTTCCGCCGTGGGCTACTCCCTCAAAGCTGGACAGAGCACGGATTAAAGCACCGTCACCGGAGCAGGGCTCTATATATGTAAAGCGTTCGGGAAGATGCGATATGAGGGGCTCGACCGCACTAACGGGCGTAGGATAAAAGTCTCTCTCGTTCCTCTCAAAATTGGAACGCTTGCCCATTACAGTGCTTGGAAGATAAGAACAACCGTGTAGAAGACTGCGGTAGCAAAGATTGCGGTCATGCCTTCCTCTTCTTTTCTGGGGTTTCTTCGCCAACAGGTATGTCTTTGCCCGTCACTTGTTCGAGCAGAAGCGTGAACTGACCGGACAACGTTCGGCGTTCTTTCGCAGCCATCTCTTTGAGTACGCGGTAGCTCTCAATTGGAACGACCACTGACTTCCATTTATCCGGGTTCATAACCTATTCATCCTTTAATTCTGGGACAGTATCGGATTTGTCTAGTTTCGTCAAGTTTCCCCAGTTTGGCCCTAGCGATATGTCGCTGGGGCTTGGCACCTCTAGTTTGCAGGTGGATTCCATGATCTTGCACAGTTCTTCGGCCTCGCCTGCATCGGCAACCGAGAAGGCCAGTTCGTCGTGGATCTGTACGAGGGGAATCTTGTTCTTCCCCTTGTATACCGCAATCATGGCGGCTTTTGTCTGGTCCGCTGCGCTGGATTGGATCAGGCGGTTCAACGCCTTGTATGTATATGCACGTTTAATGTTGTCGCCGTACTCAATATGCGCCTCTTCCTTGGGCAGGGCTCGTGCCGAAACAAAAAGGTTTGGCTCCCACAGATCAAACCGACACTTGCGCCCCAGCAGTGATCTGACAAAGCCCCCCTTGTCTCGGTGCGACACCCTGCGCTGTACCGCATCCATGAGTTCTTTCACAAATGGCACATCTTCGTGGTACTGGCGCATGAGCCGTTTGGCTTGGTCCGTGGACACGTCCAACTGCTCCGCGAGCCGCGTCTGACCCATGCCGTACATGATACCCAGGTTGATGGTCTTGGCCTGCTTTCGCGGGATGTTGGCGATATCGGCCACCATCTGGTGGAAGTCGGTCTTTGGGTCTTCGCGGTATGCTTTGACGAACTCGTCGGACCCGGTCAGGCCCTTGTTCGTGAGGCTGGCGAAATGGACGAGGATGCGGGGTTCTTGCTGGTCAAAGTCCATTGACGCCCACTTCTCTCCTTCTTCAGGCAGGAACAGGCCGCGTATCTTCCGGGCCATGTCCGGGTTACGAGCGGGGATTTGCTGGAGGTTGGGATTGGACATTGAAATGCGCCCGGAGACCGTGCCGCCGCCTTCAGATCGTAGCTGGTTGATATGCCCGTGGATGCGGTCTTTCTCTGCGTAACGAAAGATGCTGGACAGGAATGTATTGCCCATCTTGTCGTACTCTCGCGCCTCGGCGATCTTTTGAGCAATCGGGTGCTCATGCTGGGANAGGAAATTCTTCGTGAAGCTGGGCAGTCCCGTNTTGGTGCGGCCATAGGGTATGTCCAGATGGTCGAACACCTTGGCGATACTGGCAGCAGCCCACAACTCTACCTCGACGCCGGTCTCCTTCTTAACGCTGGACTTGATCCCCTTGACGATCTTGAGGAGGTCCTGCTTGAGACGTTCGGCAGCGTCGAGATCAACCCGCACACCCCTCCACGTCATTTCTATGCAAAGCGGTAGGACAGATGTCTCCATGTCGAAGACCTGCCACAGGTCTTCCTTGGTCAGTTCCATCTTGAACAACTGCCACAGGTCGAGCGTAAGCTGGGCGTCGGCCTCGGCATACTCTCCGACAAAGCAGGCGGGCAGTTTGTAGAGTTCACCCTTGGGGTCTACGCCAAACTCTTGGGCGGCTTCTCGTAGCGCAGCCTCCGACTTCATCAGCCCCATGTANTCGTAGGATACGGCATTGAGCGAATAGCTGAACCGGTTCTCGTTAAGCAGCGGCGCTGCCAGCATGGCGTCGATCATCTTGCCCTTGAGGTCTATACCAAGGCGCTTGAGCCAGCCCACATCGTAGGCGGCGTTGTAGAAGATCTTGTCCGACGGGTGGTTCGCTATCTCTTTCTGGAACCAGCGCGTGATAATGCCCCGGTCGAGGTTGCCCCCACCTTCGTGGGCAATGGGCAGATATGCATTAAACCCTTCATATGCGACGGCAAACCCGACGACATCGCCGTGGCCGGTGGCCCACCCCGGCCCGTGGGACTTGAGCCGTGGGTCTTTGGTCTCCAGGTCAATCGCGATTTCCGTAATGCCTTCGGGTGTCGGTGGTAGCTGCTCAATGGGCACCCACTCGGTTTTGACGCCCCATTTGGGCTTNTNNAGATTATTTTTCATGGTCCCAAAATCCCGGACATTCAAACTCGTCCCGCTGCTCTTTACTGACAGGGTAGTTACGGCACACGTTCGGGCGTAATTCATGGATGGTGCAATGCCAGTTATCCTTCCCTACTTTCTTAACCCAAGGGCATATGTCTGAGTCGCGCTCTTCCCCTGTTTTGGGGTCCATCCATAAGTCGGCAGTGCGTCCTTCTCCATCGCCCCAGAGATGGCCGGTCTTCCAACTAAAGATGTCTGCCGTGTCCAGGATGTCTTGCCGACCGGCGTCTTCCCATCGTTGAAGGTCTTCTTCGCCTGCGGACATCGTCGCCATGTAGGGTCCGTAAGTACAGCACTTGCCGCAACCGGTGCAGTTGAAGTTTTCGCGGTCTTTTGCTTCTTCGTCCGCTAAAAGTCCGGCCTCTCTGAGAAGTAAAGGCGCTAAATCGGTCTTCACGCCCCACTTCGGCTTCTGGAGATTATCTTTCATGGTCCCACATTTCCATCTGTGGAGAACGGGAGACCGAGAGTTTTAAGATTCTTTTTCATGGTACTTCCTTGCCAACAGTTCGAGGGACAGTTGGTCAGAGGCACCGCTCCGATCATACTGTTCCTTGGCGCACTCAAAGGCCACCGCTGCATAGCCTGCGCCGTCAATGTAGTTATCCTTCGTCAGCGTCCCCAACTTTCGTCGGGCAATCTTCATCAACTCCATCAGGTTGGCTACATCCTCGGCAGTCAGATCACCTTCTTTATTGTACAGGTAGCCGTTCCATAACCGGGCTATATTTTCGTGGTTCTCCCACATCGAACCGTAGTCAGCGGCACGGTCACCCCCAATTAGATCTAAAGCTGTCTCCAGAACTTGTTTGGCTGGTACTGCCATCGTTCAACATCCTTTCTTCAATAGGTATTCCAAGTGACTTTGCGTGTTTGATTCCGCTCTCCATGCCCTCCGTCATTCCACGGTCCATGTAGACGGCGCAGAGTTCTGCTACTTCGTACCATGCGAGGGCGAGCTTCATACCGTTCTGTCGCTGCTCAGATACCTTGTCGTCCAGCACTTGGGTGTACAGTAGGTGGGACGCGAAGGGTGATTCCTCGCGCAGGATGGAATCCCACAGGCAGCGTCGAGCGTATTCGATGTTGTCGGGAGGTCCCCCGCTATAGGGGCTCTCGATAATAACTCTCATATGGCCCAACCTCTTTGGGAGTCTTCGGGCATCTTGAGCACGAGGTTCTGTTTTGCGCGTGTTATTCCGACGTACAGAACGCGGTGAGCATCGTCGGGATTCTTCTCCATCTCCTTGAGGGCCTTGCCTGACAGGTCCGTGAACAGGAGTACGTTGTCCGCCTCGCCGCCCTTTGCACCGTGGATCGTGGACAGTTTGATCCTGGGCTTCTCAAAGATGTTGATGCCTCGGTTGAGCAATGCGGTAGCGTATGCCCTATCTTCGTCGCCTATTCGGTCCAGCGCAACGTCCCATGTGTCGTCGGCAGTCTCCAACCCAAAGTGCTGGCGAAGAACGGATATCGTAAACAGGTCCTGCTCATCGGCACCGGATAGCATCTTCTTGGCACCGCGCTTCAGACGCCCTTTTCCGCTGGAGATGTGGTCGTAGATGTTGACGGCCTCCTTCAGAGATATCTCGTGACCCGGACTTTGTTGCATGTGGTTCCAAGAACTGATGGCGTTCCGCACGTTCTTTTTCAAAGACGGGGAACCCTTGCGCTCAAAGTAATGTCCGCTTGAGGTCAGCCTGTCGGCCATTCCATCCAGCATGTAGTTGGCCTGTGCGAGCACGAGCCACTCCTCGTCACCAAACGAAACCGTGCTGGCGTCATAGGTGCGCTCGACGCTCCCCTCCTCGTGGCGAGGAAGCCAGTTTTTCTTCTGCCTGCTCCGGATGCGCTGAGCAACCGAATCCGCAATCCGGTGAACGCTCCGGGGTATACGATAGGATTGGGAGAGGACCTCGGAGCCACCTTCCAGAGAGACAAAGTGCCCTATGTCGGCACCGGCCCAGCGGTATATGCCTTGGTCATCGTCGCCAGCAACGAACATACGTTCGCATCGCTCGTTCAGACTGTGGGCTACCCGCCATTGTAGCGGGGTGAGATCCTGCGCTTCGTCAAGGAATATCGTATTTAAAACAGGCAGGTTTCCCGGCTTCTCGGATAGCTCTACCATCATGTCGGTAAAGTCTTTGAGACCATTGAACGCCTTAAAGCGTTCGTATTCCTTGTACAGGTGTTCAAACTCGTAGAACGGAATGTCGAGTTCCGTAACATTGTAGGCATACTGAATGCCCCGTAACGAGTTCCGCGCCAGATCAATTGCCCGCATGATGGGGTTGTTGGATTTCATAAGAGTGAACCCGTCGTCCACTATGTGCTCTGCCCCGGAAGATGACAGGTCTACACCCGTCTCTTTGCTAAACCCCTTGAGACCCTTGTCCCCGAGAACGTCGGCGCTGGACATGCCAAGGCACTGAAACGCCAGACTGTGCAGCGTCCGGAAGTAGGAGAAGTCCTTCTCTGGGTCCAGGTTAAATCGTGCGACCGCCCGGTCCCGTGCTTCGTGGGCCGCTTTGCGTGTGAAGGCAAAATACCCAATGTCGTTCGGGGACATGCCGCCCGATAGCAGGGCGTCTACTTGGTTCAGCAGCGTGGTTGTTTTCCCCGTCCCCGGAGGACCAAAATATCTAAACATCGTTCACTTTCAGAAATACATCTATTTCGTAGCCAAGAGCATCCAGTATCCGCTCTATCCTGTAGATAGATAGCTGCCGTGCCGCGCCCACGTTCTCATACTCAGCTATCGTGCGCTGCGGCATCTTGCTTTTGTACGCAAGTTCTTTTTGCGTCAACTCCTTTTCTTTTCGCAGATCCCTGAGAAGCCTGCTCCAGTTGGTGTATTCATAGGTCAAAAGGGAATGTCCTCCTCGTCATCAAAGCGAGACTCAAAAGCCTCTTCTATTTTCGCAAAGGCCGGTATCGACCAGCACCGGACTGTGCGCCCCTTGATTCGGAACTGCTCGGATCTGCCGTCGATGTCTCTAAGGCGCTGCGCTATCTTGTTGGATCGATACTCGAAAAACTTGTTGCGTTTAAGAAACGCCTCAAAGTCCTTGAGCCTGAAATATGTCCTGCCTTCTTCTTCGTCGGTCCATGGGCGGCGGAGCAGGATCTCTTCTTTGTCCATCGCGGACTGCATGTGCGTGGAGAACTCTTCCAGCATGTCGTAGAACTGACCGCGAAGGCTGGTGTCCTCGGAGGTAGAGATCACCGCCCCTTCTGTATCGACCATCTGCCCCAGAAGGCTGTTCATCTGAGCCTCCCAAGCTTGGCGGGTAATGGTCCGGGGCATGAAGTTTATCTGTTCCATACACAGTATCTGGAACCGGGGCTGTTTCTGAAGGCCCTCGGTGTCCAGTTCAACAGGACTGCCGTTAACGTCGAGGAACCACAGCGGCGGCTCACTGTCATACTTACGCAGGTTTGCTACGGTCGGCGTGTTTGCTCCACCGCCCACGCCGTGCTTTCGGCTGCGGCACAGGTCCTTGTTGCAGAAATTGCAGACAGGCTGGTCCGCGCACTTGTACTGGTAGTCTTTCTTTTTTATCTGGTCCGCGACAATGTTGACCTCTTTCAGGTCCAGAGCGGGCTCCATGATGTTCTGGTTGTACTCTAGGATCTTGGTTTCCCACTCGTCGGGGTAAGCCTTCCTCAGATATACGCCCAGGTTAAATAGTCCGTTGTTTCGTGTGCCCTCCGGGAAACCCTGACGCAGCAAAGCTTGCAGGCAGGGAGGTCCGTCCTTCAGCTTGTTGTCAACGTCGGGGACAGACTTGGCTAGAAGGTCATCCAGAGCCTTCTCGTTAATCGCGGACTTCTCCGCTAGGTCAAGAAACTGCTCCAGTGTCGCGGCGCTGCCCTCCTTGTTGAAGGCATAGCGCAGCCCTCCCTCGTGATCGAAGTACGGCAGGTTCAGGAAGTTTCCGTTATCGCCGCGCTCTAGGACCAGCTTGATCTGTTTTGGAAAGATCTCGCATCCGCCAAAGCCTATTTCGGCGGCAACCTCTTTTAGCTTTATCTGTAGCTTCTCGGCCTCTACCAGTTCAGACATAAAAAGATAAAGGTGAGCGCCCCCGGACTTGCTGCGGCATACGACCAGAGGTATTTCCAGTTCGTCTAGTTTGTTNAATATCGCGGCATGGTCCAGTGGATACTGGTCGATGTCTATGGCACCCCACAGGCACAGGTTGTCCTCGTTTATGGGGACCACGCCGATGCTGGTCTCGCCTTTGAGGTGTGATTCGTATGTGACGCTGGTCCGTGGTTCGTGGACAAATCTGTATTTGCCCTTTTGCTTCCCCCGCGCGTCCTTCGTAGTCAGATCCAAAGCCCCGTAGGCTCGGTTCAGACCACGGAATAACCGTGCAAATCTCTCTATTTCTTTTTTCATTATGGAAAACCGGGGGAAGGTTTCCCTCCCCCCGTATGTCCTAGAACGGGATGTCTTCGTCAGAGGTTTCTTTGTCTTCCTCTCTGACATGCTTGACGTTTACCTGACCCGCTTGGATCGATTCGGCAAACAGCTTTGCCTCTGCGTAGACGTTGGGGTCTTTAACCACGTCGTCCTTGCTGATCTGCCAGCCGTGCCAAGAACCGTTCTTGTTCTCCTCGGAGACCGTCTCCATCTTCCAGATGTGCGAAAAGCGAGGGGGCGTAAACAGGTTGCCCTTGCTATCCTTCATCTTTAACGACCTCATAGCCGAGTTCCACTGCTTCGACTTCTTGAACTGCGTGGACTTCATAGGCAGTAGTGCCTGTTGCGTCACGCCGTCCTCGTCAATAACGAGAATGTAGTGTTGAGCGGTGCGCTCAAGATAGCGACCGCTGCCGCCAACAACGTAGTCCTTGTTGTCGTCGCCCCTTTCGGTTTGGGGTATCTCGTCCCCCGCGCCGTAGATGGCGTGAGGTGCCCCCGTTCCGGTGCCTCTCGGCTCCCACTCGATGTATTGCAGGGTGTAGGCGCAGTTGATTACGCGAACGCCATCCTTACCCTTGACGATGTCTTTCGTCACGGTGTTGTAAATGTCACCGGCCTTGGCGTTATCCAGATCGTCCAGTTCGTCGGACATCTTCTGCAAAATCTTCAGGAAAGGGATTGCAAGGTCTTCTGAACCAAGATCATTTACGCCGATACCGGCGTCGGCGGCAAACATGTTTTCGTCCATGATTGCAACTTCAGCCTTCTTCTTTTTCGCTATCGCGGTAGCCATGCTACTTGCTCCTCTTTATGGTTGCTCGTTGCGAGATGAAAGCCCCAAATAAGTCAAGCGGGATGGGGTCGCCCGCCTCTACCCGTTCCCGGAGCCAAGCCTTCAAGGTCATAGGCTCGACCTTCTCAAGCTGACTGGGAACGAATCCTTGTGAACCGCAAAGTCCAACAAACTCCTTCGCCGTCTCGTCCTCGCCGCGACCAAAGGTAACGGTCACGTTGTTTTTGACGAGATCACCAAACTCATGGTCACGTAGCCACTGGAACGCTTCGTCTTTGCGGTCCTTTGGGATGCTGGCTGCATAAATAGGCTTCACGCTGATCTCGGCACCATCGGTCAGGGTAAACTTCTGCAAGCCCATTTCCTCCAGGGCCTCCGGTAACTGCTCGTCGGTGATCTTGTGCAAGGCTTGCTTCTTGTCTTTGAGAAGCTGCTCGGCGGAGGATATCTCCTTCTCCAGATTTGCAGCGTCCGCTGCGAGCCGGGAGACACCGTCGAGCTTGCTGCTATCTAAGGTATCCAGCTTGTCAAAAGCCTCCCCGGAATCGGAGGCCATCTCGGAAAGTAGGTCGTCCATTTCTTTCTCCTGCTTCGTTGTTCGGCGGTTGACTTGACCGTCGCTAACCGTTATATGGGTATATCTAAGCAGATGCAAGAGAAATCTTTATGACCGAGTTTGTTTTCAAAACCGAACCCTACGACCATCAGCGCGAGGCTTTTGACGCCAGCGCCGAGAAGGTCAACTTTGCCTACCTCATGGACATGGGCACCGGCAAGACAAAGGTGGACATTGATTCCATGGGACACTGCTTCGAAAAAGGTCTCATAGACTTTGCAATCATCGTAGCACCCAAAGGCGTGATCCGTAACTGGATCCCCGAGATAGAGGCACACTTGCCCGAGCGGATTGAGCGCGAGATAGTCCTGTGGAATCCCAGCCTTAGTAAGGCTCACCGCAAGGAGCTAACGGACCTTCACAAGCCTACCGGGAAGCTGAAGTTCCTGCTGATGAACATTGAGGCGTTCTCCACGAAGAAAGGCGTCGATGTCGCGGAGTTCTTCGTGAAGAAGTTCAAGGTCTTTATGACCGTCGATGAATCGACCACCATCAAGAACCGGCAGGCCAAGCGCACCAAGGCCATTTGCGCCGTGGGCCGTGGTGCAGTAATGCGGCGCATCCTGACGGGATCCCCGGTCACGAAGTCGCCCATGGACCTCTTTAGTCAGATGGACTTTCTAAGCCCCAAGATACTTGGATTTAAGAGCTACTATGCGTTCCAAGGCCGCTACGCCGTGGTGCAGCGCCGGAGCATGGGGGCGCACTCCTTTAACCAAATTCTGGGGTTCCAGCGTCTGGACGAGCTTACAGAGACGCTGGACGAGCATTCCTTCCGCGTTCGGAAAGAGGACTGTCTGGACCTCCCGGACAAGGTCTACATGCGGAGAGAGGTCGGGCTTACCCAGGAACAGTCGGAAGCCTACGTGCAGATGAAGAATCTGGCACTGGCGCGGCTGGACAGTGGTGACTTAGCCACTACGCAAAACGTATTGACGCAGATCATGCGTCTGCAACAGATATGTCTGGGAAGCCTGACCGACGACGACGGGACCGTTCACGCCCTGAAGTCCAACCGGCAGACTGAACTACTGGACATATGCGACGAGACACAGGGCAAGGCAATCATATGGGCGACATGGACCCGGGACATTCGCTCGATTGCCGAGGCCCTGCGCGACCGCTTTAGCGTACAGGCGGTCGCAACGCTCCACGGTGAAACCCCTGATTCGGATCGCCAACAGATCGTGGAAAGTTTCCAGGATCGGCAATCGGAGTTACGTTTCATCGTGGGGCACCCTAAAACAGGCGGGTACGGTCTGACCCTCACGGCTGCAAACACCGTAATATACTACAGCAACAGCTACGATCTGGAGCTACGGCTCCAGTCGGAGGACCGCGCTCACCGTATCGGGCAGGAGAACAAGGTGACGTATATCGACCTGATATCGCCCAAGACCATTGACGAGAAGATCGTGGACGCCTTGCGAAACAAGATCAAGATTGCGGACCTTGTCTTGGGCGACGACGCGAGGGAGTGGCTAAGATAGAGCGGTCCAGTTTGTACCGTCAAAGATACGGGCCGATTTGCGGTTGGGCCAAGTATAGCTGCAATGTACCCAGCCGCTCGCAGGATCGCCTTCCTTGTAGAACTCAAGGATTAGCTGGTCAAAGTCACAATTGCCCATGACCCAGAGAGCCACGTCCTTGTTATCTAANCCCGGAACCTCAAAGTCCACGGCTTCCCCTGTTACGTGCTGGCTCTTGTCTGACGAACCAATAGCCCGGTTCAGTTCCGGACTTCGGTAACCGCTGTTGGGAGCAAACGGTATCCCATAATGCTCCCGGACAGGCTCAAGGATCTTTTCACAGACCGTGATCAGGTTTTCTATCGCGGCGTTGTCGGGAGTGTTGTCTATCCCTTTCCGCGTCGCTGTAGAAGACTTTGTAAGCTCACTCAGCGAAAAGTGCTCTGATAACATCATCCGACAAGCTGCCTTGGTTTGCATGGGACCGACATGATCCCGGATTCTTCCATCCGGCCCACGCCACTACCGGCACCACCTGTCACGTAACCGCCGTGGTTGTAACCGAGGCCGTAGACCGGGTCGTTTGCGCCGAATAGAGCGGTTCCGAGGGGATTTACAGAGGCGAGCGAAGACCCTTGCACAGGGGGCCTGGAATCCCGTTGGCCTATGCCACGTATTGTTTCTCTCATTCGCTGCGTACCGCTCTGGCGCGGTACGGGAACCGGAACCCCCCACTCTACTGGGGGCTGGGCGGGAGGCTGGGCGGCCACGGCGTCTGGTCCAACGCTGGTGCCGGAGGGCTCGTTTTCTATTGAGTAGCGTATCCGGTTGTCTTCGTAAACGAAGGGAGGACCCGCGCGATAGTCATCTTCAAGAGACACTCTCCGTGCTTCGGCTTGCGCCGGTACAAGCCCAAACCGAACAGCCCTTTCAACGGCCTCTTGACTGTGACCCTTGAGATATTTGCCTACGTATCCAGCCCCCCGTGCCAGACGGTCTTTTGCGTTTATTGCGGTTCCCAAGGGGTCGGCTATCGCATCGTCGGCTAGTTGTCGGGCAGTGGAAGGTGGCTCCCACTTATCCAAGTCTTTATACCGACGAATTAAAACCGCAGCCTTCTCGGGATCCCGAAGAGCATCTTCTATGTTTTTGAAAATCTTGTCTTCGCCCATTCTCGTAAAGGTGTATGCAGCGATTCTGCGGCCCATTCCGGTGGCGACAAGTGGGTTTATGCCAAAAAAACCAAAAAACTTTTGTCCGGCAGTTCTACCTACCGCGCCAACCGCTTCTACAGTTCCAAATTCGGCTCTCATTGCAGCCTGTGGAGAACCCGCAAGGGGAGAAGCGGTTCCAGTTCCTTGGAGAGAACCTCCTTTCACGAGTTCGTCCAGAAGCTCCATGCCGGATTTGTCGTAGAACTTCTCCAGATAGGGGCGATTCGCCTCAATGGTTTCAACCAGCTTTTTCGTGTCGATACCGGGCAGAGCTTCTCCCTCGGGGCCCACGCGGCGCGAAGTGTCCCTCAAGGTCCTCCACAAAGCGGCGCGGAAACCACGCGCAGCCTCCCCGGTCTCGTCTCTTGCCAACAGAGCCGCTATTTCATCGGATCTTTTAGCCGCATTTTTCGGCTCCGCGCCTATAAAAGTTCTAGCTGCTTGATTAACATCAGCGTCCAAGTACTCGGAAGCCGTGTTCGCCAACTGGCGATCCTGTAAGTTTTCTCGCAGTATGCGTCTGGCGTTTACTACATCTTCTAACGTTGCGCCTGAACGTATCGCCGCAAGAACTTTGTCCCTGTCCGGAACCGTCAGCTTAGAGGTCATGGCGTCTGCGGCCTGCTGAACAGCTTTTAGATCGTTAAACCTCTCCCTCAGACCTGGGATCTTATCTATAGCCTCGCTGTATTGAGTCAGGAACCGGTCTACATTTTTTTGTGTTACCTTGCCGCTCCCAATGCTTTCTGTGTACCGGAGCAGGAGGTCGGCTTCGATGACGTTAGGGTTATCCCCTAGCGCAAGAGTAGCGGCGGGATCCCTTCGCCATGTCGCATTTCCGTCTTGAATAACTTGCTGGGGCTCATTTAAGGCGTTCCGGAAAAGTTCGACTCGCGCACCTGATTCTGGGCCCGGTCTAATAAGGCGGCTCAAGAACCCTTCATCAACCTTGTCGCCGCCCCTGAAAAGAAGCTTGCCAATCTCAGAGTTGGGCCCGAAACGTTCTTTTTGTTTTATTACATAGCCACGGCCAATTTCTATGTTCCGGATGTTCTCCGGCGCTACGTTGCCCTCAAAATTTTTCGCAGCCAACAACTCGTCGTCAATATAATCAATGATTCTACTGTATCTGCTGCCGAGTTTTTGATTGTCTGCTCTATACGCGGCGCGAGCGAAATCCCCTACCTCGCTTCTAAAGTTCTGTAGCGTTTCAATTCTAATGGGTTGTGCATAAACGGTTCCTGCTTCACCAAAAATGTCGTAAAGACCGTTCTCCGGAACTTCGGCTGCTTTTAAGGCTTCGTCACCCGGTCCTTTTACTCCGCTTAAATCAGCGTCGGTGATTGGTTTTCCTGACGGAAGAAGACCGGCTTCTCGCAGCCGTCTTATCCCCGCAAGCTTAAACAACAGATCCATGCCTGGGGTAACTGAGATGTTTCGTTCGCCCACTTCTTGGATGGTTTTTATGGCCCAGTCACCAAAACTGCGGGTGTCCACATAATCCGTTCCAATAAGTTCCTTATCAAACAGCTTTCGGGTAACGTTACGACTTGCCTGACGAGCGCCGTCCAGCATTTCAACGGCAGCTTTGGAAGCCTCGGCGCGTCCTATGGACGGTTCCAATGCTTCAAATACGTCGCGGGCACGGGCCACCGCGACCTCTACCGCTTCTAAAGCGTCGTCGTCTAAGTTGTTTCGGGCTTTCTCTATCGCCCTGTACGTTGCCGCCTCATCACCGGAACCAAGGTGGGATCTCAATAATTCAAATGTATCGTCCAGCCTCTGGGCTCGTCGCGCCTCTTCCGAAATTCTGGCTTGCAGGTTGGTCCCTCGCCCTTGCAAACTAGCGTCCAGAGCCGCTAGACGTGTATCATCGAAACCGAGTATCTTCAAAGCCTGTAAAGTGTCGGGGTTAATGCCTCCGTATTCAGGGACGACCGTCCCGTCGTCAAGTATTCTGATGGGTGTTGAAGAGCCGGGTGATCTAAACTGCCCTGCCTCAATAGCGGGCAGCAAGACATTTTCCAAGACGCCCGCTTCAGATTCCATTGTGTTGAAGATTCTCGCCGCCATGTCCATGCGGCCTGATTCGCTGAACCCGCCCACCAAAGATTTTGCAAAGACTCGGCTCCTGTCTTTAACGTAACGCAGAAGGTTTAAGACCTTATCTCCGCCAGCGGCCAGAAACCCCGTTGGTGTATGCTGAAGCAGAATTGGCAAGCCCATAGAAGAAAGGATTTTTAGGGTGGGTGCCATATCGACTGATCCCTCCCCGTCACCAATGTCGAGCATTATCTTGCCGTCTTTGTCGGCAAACGTTTCCGGTAACGCAAAGCCAATACCCGCCGCCGTAGCCAACCCTTGCTCCACAGCGAGAGTTCTTTTGGTTTGGCTCCCCAAACCGGCGGCATACTTACTTGCGTACTGTCGGGCTGCATCAACGAGGGCTTGAACAGCATTAGGGCCCTTTGCACTGGAAGCTTGATCCAAAAGCCTGCGGGCAGCTTCGCTGTTCACGCCACGGCCCCCGGCGTCCGTTAGAAATTTCTGTACGGGACCCCGTAAGGTTCCGAAAGCCTGACCAAGAGCCGTGGGAAAAGAAACACCGCCCCCGCTGATGTAGAATACATCTCTCCAAAACCGCTCGCTTTGGTTCCGGGCTTCGCGAGGGGTGGCGTCAAAACCCGCCGTTATCGTAGGGGCTTCTCCCGTTATGGCTTCTTCAATTCTCGCGGG